ATAACTACATGTTAGTTCGATTGACGACCGAACCTCGTTTTTACGTGCGATAAAGCATATAATTGTGATATATTGTTATAGTAAGATTTTATTCTTATCTGTTATATTATTACATTAGTTAGAGAAATTACTCAATTTGACAGGATGTATTCTGGAAAAATTGTGTGTGCAGGAGATTACCATAAGGATTGTGGTACTTCTTGTTGGTTTACCCCGGCGGTTACTTCCGAACGATCAGTATCGCTCTGGTTACCGTCCATCTGTTCAGGTGAAGCAAGGAGATTTAGAGGAACGAAGGAGTATCGAGTGACTACGGGTCAGTGGCATGCGTGCAAGGATTTTTACAATTTGTGGTGCAAGTTGCCGAAGGTGAAGCCAACCCGTGTAGAGAAGTGTGAGGTAAAGATGCCAAAACATGCTGACGACCATTTCGATAAGGTGATGGGTGAGATTCAGGGTGCTGTTTATGGAACGATGAAAGGCGCATACCAGGCATTTACGAAAGCCACTAGGGCATGTGATATCATAAATGCTCTTATGGACTGTGTGGAGAAGGTGGCGTCTATAGGACGAGAGTTCCTGCTGTCACCTGTTACACTACCAGTGTTTGTGACATCAGTTGCGATAATCATAATAAGGGTCATTGATAAGATGATTCATTGGTTTGTCAGAACATTCGGTCCACAGGCGACGAAAGAAACCATGTATTGTGCGGAAAAACCGGAAGGATGTGGAGACAAATTGTACTATGTGACCAAAGTGTTGGTAGCAGTACTCAAAATCGCTGGACTAACTCTGGCAGTTGGAGGGCTTATAGACATGCTCAAAGAGATGGCCACAGAACAAGAGCTCAGAGGGTGTGAGATAGAAGACATACCCGAATATTGGAGTAAGGCTCCTAAAGAAGAGTTCGAAGGCTATAGTGACGTGTGCTCAACAAGTGATACGGATGTGGACTGTCTTCAGATAGAAGGAGAGATGCAAGCTGGGACCATTTATTTCCCAACGGCAGCTATGGTGTCTGTTATACTAGGTTATGCGTGCATGGGCAAAAGTGATGTCCCCGTTAGTGCTGCTAACCGTGTGAAAGAGTTTATTAACAACATGTTGAAAGTGTACGCAGCAACTGGAGTGATCACATCGCTCGGGGTCTGGATGTATAAAATATGCCCTGCAGCAGTGCAAGAGTGGGTCTCAGTCATTGTAGGCTCCCCGCCTGGAGCAACCATGGATGACCCTAACGTGAAGCAGTGGTTTGAAACAGCTGGAGGCGTAAGACAAGCTTACGCTACGGACCCAGATTGTGTGTACACTGATCGTAGGAGGGATGTCATATTCCTGTGGGAAACAATGCACGACGTGGGATCCATACTGATGGCCCGTAAAGCTAGCAATTTGGAAGTTAAAGAGTACCATGAACTAGCCAAACTTATAACGTTGTTGATGCGACTAATATGGGCCAATGAAGGAGCTAGTCCCACGAGGCAAGTGCCAACCTGTGTTTACATATGGGGCCCATCTCAGGTGGGGAAGTCGTTTCTGACCAAAACACTGTGTAAGGACGTGCTTGGTAGTGAAGGGGATGTGGCTTACACTCGGACATCATCCGATAGTTTCTGGAGTGGTTATACAAAGCAACCTGCAATAGTCTTTGATGACTTCGGACAGACAACTGGCAACGAAGAGGCAGCAACGCTCATAGATTTGATATCGCCCAACTTGTACAGACCACCCATGGCAGGCCTCGAGGACACGTCCTCTGGGAGCGCTAAAGGTGTAATATGCACATCTAAGTTAGTGGTGTTGAATTCTAACATAGACCCTTCGACAGCTTACGATAAGATTACCCATCAGGCTGCTTTGCGAAACAGATTCCATGTTTGTGTACAGACGAGAGTGAGGGCGGAGTACATAGAAGGTGGTGGCGTAAATTTCAATAAAGTTACTGCTAGAGCAACACCAACTAACCCAGTTCCACATTTGCTGTTTATGGTGGTGAACCCACATGATGGTAAAGCTTGGAGAGATGAGGCTGGAGCTGAAGTACACATGACATACGCTGAACTCATAGGAATGATTAAACTCAAGATGAGAGCCCATGAGTTAGAATACAAGCAGACTCTGTCAACACTCAATGAAACAAAGAGTGACCAAGAGAATGAAGTTCGCCTACTCAGTATGCGCGAGACGGCAATAATACAGAAGAAAGCGAAATTGTTGTGCTGCATAAATGCTGGACTCATAAAGCCTTTCATAACGGTTGGGACAATATGTGATGCCATAGCCGGAGCTCCGCTTAGGGAGATAGATGCGTTGTTGAACCAATTCAACAGTCCTGCATGGAGTGAGTACCCCAAGTTTTATGAGAGCCTTTGGGATTTCTCATATAACATGCAGAAGACTCACATGCTCCACAAAGACCTGAGACTTGCATTGGTAGAGGATGCAAAGCCAGGGGCCCTGGATGCTATCAAGGCAGCACCAGCCCTTGTGAGAGGCAGTGTGCATTCTAAGACAGAACCTGACAGGGTTTGTGTACCATCAGCTAGGATTTGCGAGAGTTTTGGGGTGGTTTACAAGAAAGGAGAATACGTGCCGGATATGGCTCACCTAGCGAATTTGTACGGACTTTCCTTCAAACCGACACAGAAATTCTGTAAGTCCACACCAGCAATCAAGTGTGATTTTCAGATAATGCCAGGCCATATGCAAGTGCGCCAATTCCCGAACAGAAAACCACAACCAAGAGTTGCTCCCAATGTCACATTGGCTAACGACAAAGAGCGTTATGACACTGGTTTGATGAAAGCCATGGAAGAGCTAAGATTAGGGGTTGACGAAGTAGAAATCCCCGAAGTGCGCGGTAGAGTGCAAGGTATCACTAGTGGTGTAGACGAATGTTCAGACAGTGAGAGTGAAATTATAGTACTCAAGAAGCATTCCGGGTACGGTAGTACACGCGAGTGGGCCCAGCAGAGAATGGGTTACATGAAACAATACCAGAAAAGGCTATCTCAATATATGGTCGACTGGTGGCTAAATTTACCCAAATGGGCCCAGAGAGCTCTAAGGTACATTGCTATGGCAGCCACAATAGCTGCAGCAGTGTTCGCAGCGTACACATTGTACAAACGCATATTTCCGGACTCACCCCTCTCAGAAGCAATAATGGTGGGCGAGGTGCAACGACAGCATGGGTTGGAGAAGCAGAAACTCATCAATATTATCAGCGTAGTGACAAAGGATGTCAACGAACGATTAGGCACAATGGACATAACAGAGTTGCGTAAAGTGGCTATACTGCGATTGCAAGAGGCCAACATAGACGTGACGGAAAACATGCCATTGTCTGTATTTGTTGAGAATGCAGGTGAGAAACCAGATGCAGCACAGGCGCTGTATGCCCAATTGTACTCGGCTTTAAAATCATGCCCGGAGGAGGTCAAAGATAGGTTACCGTTGACAGTGGCAGAAGTAACAACAGCTAGCGATGTATCGACTCTTAAAACGGTGAGACAGCAGTTGAAGAAAGCATTCAATTTAATGACAGATGTCGATGTCAGCGAGTCAGAAGCGATCTTGAGCCAATCACCAAGGATAAGCTACATGATGTACCAACTAGACAAGGGTGACATAGCCGATGTACTCCCAGAGGGATTTGGTCAACTGGTAGAAGGTGAGGTCCAGAGTCCTGAAATCAAGAAACACAAGAGCGCTGCAAACAAGCGATGGGCAGCCACGCACAAACGCGCGGTCATCCACAAGACTAAGCAAGCAGTCCGCAACAGGAGGATATGGAAAGGGAAAACACATGTTGGCAAAGCGGTGACATGTGCAACTCCATCCATTGAGTTAGACACAGACTCAGGGCGCTTGTATGCTCTACCCCTGAAACAAAGATATATTGTGTTTCCCCGGCATTTGATGAAGATGCTCAAGAACGGAGACCGTTTTGATGTCAAGTACAAAGGTGTCACTTTCAGAGACACATACCAGTCATCACGCGCACATTGCGCCTTCTTCCCGAAGAGCGGAAATTTGTCGGAATTGACAGTATACTGCCTTGGTGATCATGTCCCGATGTTCAAAGACTGCATGAAACATTACCCCACGTTAGATGAACTCGATGAAATAGAGAGTATTGATGGGGTAATGATCAAGACTGCACGAGAAACCAAGGTGGTGGACAACGTGACTGTCCCAGCGTGTTCAGGAGTTGTGCAAAATCAACGCAGTACAGGCTTCGCAAGCAGATGGGCTACAATGGTTGTTGACAAACCAGACTTCTACCAAGCAGGGGATTGCGGCTCACCAGTTTACTTTGAGTCTGAATATGGGCAAAAGACTTTGTCTATGCATGTCTTCTGGACGCCCGAGCGCAACATGGCTATGAGCGTCTGCTTATGCAAGGAAGAGCTTGAAATGGGGATTAAGACCTTGAGCAAATTCTCCGGACAAGTACAGGTGGCTTACGAAGGTAAGGGAGTTTCACAATATGGCAATTTCGAACTCATGGATAAGGAGTTTGTGGATAAGGATGAGAAACGCCACACATACTATAAGGAGTCTCCATTGAATGACGGCACTACGAATCTCAGACCAGGGCCAATGGTGAGCAGCGATGTAAATATTATTGAAGCAAACCGTCCTGAAGAGGAGCGAGGGCACTCAATTATATTGGCAGGAATAATGCGGTTCAGCAATAAGAACCCCCCGTACCCATTGGAGCTCAGAGAGAAAGCTAGGGAGCTACAGTTACAGGAGTACCTTTTGGCAGGCTACCATAACCAACCGCGAGAATTAACGTGGGATGAAGCCATAAATGGAATTCCGGGACTGGGGCCTATGGACATGTCTACGTCGCCAGGGTACCCTTTTGTGAAAATGGGGTATCAAAAGAAGCGTGATTTGTTCATATGGAATGAGCAAGAGCAATGCTATGAAATGGGTGAATTTCTGCGAGGAGAAGTTTTGGATGCCTACGCAAAGACCCTTCAGGGTGTGGTACCATCACTGTACTGGTCAGACAGCCTCAAGGATGAGTTGAGACCGTTAGATAAAGTCCAAGCTGGTAAGACAAGAACCATCGTCGGATGTAGTGTTGTTGCAACCCTGTTGATTCGAAAGTTTCTAGGGCACTTTACAGCCTTTCGGAACACCATGTATGACCGCTCCAGTTCCGCAGTGGGAATGAAGCCATTCTCCCCAGACTGGAATGACATGATATCATACTTGTCCAAAGTGTCGAGCGTAGGGTTCGACTCTGATTGGAAAAGGTATGATGGTGACGTCGGTTCAGAAGAATGGGTGGATGACATGCGAGTGTGTCAGGAGTGGTACAAGGCTCAGGGTGTGACGAGTGCAACATTTCATCTAGGACTGGAGGTGTCGTACTACCTTATGACACATAGGCTGACGTACGGAGCAAAGACAGAGTACATATTACACTCTGGAATGGGGTCAGGATGCCCATTAACTGCAACAATGAACACAGCCGCCAATGACAGGAGGATGCGCATGTATTGGTGCCACATAACACCTAAGTGCAAGTGGTCATTAACAAAGCAAATGAAAGAGATTGCAGCCAAGTTCTTGGGTGATGATGGCATCTATGCAAGTGCGTTGACTAACTTCAACGCGTTGGATTACGCCAACTGGCACAAGCAATTTGGGCGCAAAATGTCCCCAGCCAAGAAAGATGAGGGGTTAACAAAAGCCTTATTGCCCATAACAGACCTTAGCTTTATAAGCCTGACAACACAAGTGACAAATCATGTGTTGGGAGGCCAATTCAGGGCTTGTCCTGAACTAAGAGCACGTGACAAACTGTTCAATTGGGTCAGTGCCACGAACCTCATGACCAAAGACCAGAATGCTTGTTTGCGTATGACGGCATGGATGTGGATGAACACATGGATGAGTGAGCAGCAATACACACAGGAGCTGGTGCGAGTGGCTAACTTGGTTCGACAACGCATACCTCATGCACAATACTGTCTTGACCTGCCTGAGTACGGCAATTTACAACATGCCTATCTGAGTGGAACTATCGAACTATGGGACGAACCAGAATGCCCGGAGGGGACCATGTCAGTTGGCAGGGTGCCACGAATGGCACTCGTAGAGCAACCCGTGGTTGTGAACCCGAAAGCCGATAATATTCGGCGCGCATTGGGTGGACAAAAATTATGTAAGGGTTCTGTTCAGGCCGACAAGGGAGAGGAAACTGCAGGGGTGTTCACGCCAGTGCCATTGGAGACAACTGCAGAGCCAGTGACAGAGACGTCTGGTGTTAAGATGGCTACAACAGAGAAACCAGTTCTACAGGGACCAAAGACGACTGCGATTCCCAGAGGCATAAATGACCGGGGCGTGGACATGAACACCATAGTTTCACGCTGGGCCAAGATCACCACAAAGACTTGGGGGACGCATGAGGGCACGAATCTAGTGTTATGGGATGCTGTACTCCCGTGGGATTTGCTCATACGTAATACTATACGTACGCCATTCGAGAAGATGCGCATGGGCAAATTTGATGTGGAGATCAGGGTAGAGACAACAGCAACGAAGTTCCACAGCGGTAGACTCATACTGTACTGGACGCCATTGTCCACCGTGGGTAAAGCTATTGAACTGAACGGCAATAACAAGGCAGCACAGAGCTTCCTACACAACGTGATGATAGACCCTTCCCAGACAGGACCAGTTGAGTTGCGCATACCCTTTGTTCACGCAAAGGATTGCCTCAACTTTGAAGAGTCGGAGGATAGTGAAGAGCATATGGGATCAGTGGTCTTGAGTGTGTTCACACCGCTAAGGATAGCGAAGGACTCGGACCCACAACACATATGTAATACAGCAGATGTAGCTGTCACTATATATGCTCGAATTGTCAACGGGCACTTCTCATTCCCGACAGGATCATCACCCATCCCAGGCTTGGTGCAAGGGGCAGCTTCCACGAAGATAAACAAGATATTTGTGACTGGAAACAACAATGTCATCCCAACTGAGATGCAAGGCGATGAATATGACCAACAAGCGGACTTGGAGACATCAATGGATAATCCCAGCCTGTCAACAACCCCATTAGTCATTGCTAGGAAAGGAGTTCCAGGATTCTCTCACAGTGAGGGAGTAGAGTTTGTGGATAAGCTCACACTGCATCCCAACCAGATTTCAGTGACCAAGATTTCCCACTTTCGTGACGATAAAGACATGATGTCAATAGCCAACTTACTAGAAAAACCCGTGTACTGCGACACGTGTGTATGGGAATCGTGCACAGCAACTAGTCATATGCTAACCCACGGCTTGATTTCACCAACAGATTGCATAGAAGGCAACACTCCACTTAGCATAAAGTTGATGCCAATGATCGAGTTCATAAGCAAGGATTTCACATTGTGGTCAGGGTCATTAAAGTACAAGATCGATGTCGTCGCTTCAAACATGCACACGGGAACTCTGGTGTTCACCGTCCACTACGGTAGGACCACACCTCCAAGTGACATGGATGATGCCATGGCAGAGTACGCAGTAACCATGATGTTGACGGACCAGCAGCATACGTTCGACGTGACCATACCATATCAATCTGACATACCACAAAAGTACGTCACCTCTGGAAGAACTACTGACCATGAGAGCTACACCGGGTGCTGGGCGCTGTGGGTGCAGAATGCACTAAGGTGCCCAGGATCCTCATTCCCCCAAGTGGATATCAACATATACAAGAGTGCTGGAGAGGACTTCAAGTTGACCTACCTGGGAATGAATGGTTGTGGGTTTCAGGGTCTCACGCATGGGGACATTGATATGGGATTGGCTCCACCAAAGCAAGTTGTCGAGTCGTATGATGAGCGATACAGTTCACTTAGGGACATAGCGCGAAGGTACACTAGAGTAACAAAGTGGAACGTGCCGACGGGAGGAGCTGACCAAATAATCTTGGTGCGACAACTGATTAAACACATTTGTGCTCCATGGATGAATATCTATGGCGCTTGGCGCGGTGACGTAAGAGTGCGCCTAGTGTTTGATCCACAAGTCACCATAAAGACATACTACGTTCCTCATCATGCGTCAAGGCTAATGAAGCCTACGGCAGCGATGAAAATGCTCCAAGGTGAGAATTATGCAGTTCCAATTGCCATGGCTGCAGGGGTGGGGGCCGTCCAGTATATGGATATTGAAATACCATTTGTGACACCATATAATTTTATGGTTAACGACGACTTCTCATCTTATAATGAGATGGGTTCGTTGATATTGGACGCCCGTAACTCGGGTGCGGTCGCCACGGTAGACATATTTGTGTCCGGAGGAGACTCGTTCCGCTTAGGGGTGCCTAGAACTATACCCCTAGTGCATTGGATGTCAAAATTTGACCCCATTGGTCAAGTTGGATTGAAGGACAAGGTGACAGTGGTACCCTCCACGATTGTTATGGATTACCCAATCGCATCTGGCATCGTAAATGCAGTGGGGTATGATTCTCTAACATTCATTCAGGGGACGATTGAACATGTCCATGAGAACACAGCTACGAACCCAGCTTTTTCAGTCAATAGGTGCAGGATTAACACCAAGGACCTCACCCTACAGCAGATGATAGACATTGGTGTGGTACCAAATTCGGTGGGAGCCACAGACGCTATTGAGTATAGCGAAGATGTGTGGCACATCGTTGCACAGGTAACGGACTCACCACACAAGGTATTTGCTCCAGGTGGTAAACAACCACTAGCTATACCTGGTAAGTACACCTTTGTGTTTGAAACTGGTAGGGTGACGGCCAGCAGGGCTGACATGATAGCTCATGGTGCGACCATGGAAGAGAATATGGGCACATCAACAGACGATTTCAAGTATGTCGTGGAGAGCGTGGATTTCACCACGTCCCCAACTGAGGATGGGGCCATGAACTACATCGTGACACGCCTTCTATCCCCATCGCACAAAACGCTGGTAGGGGCTGTGATCTGGGACCCTTCAAAGGAACTGACGGTATCAGTGACAACCAAGTTAGTACCTGGTAAACCTGAGTTTGGGTACTGGAACGAGACTCAAGGAGAGGAATCTTATGTGGACTTTGGCGAGTACACTGCGGCAGGAGCTAACGACCTCCGCCGCTTTCAGCAATAAATAGTGAGCACGACTTTATGTACCGACAAGTTTGTGGAGACATGCAGTGGTTATTGTGTATTTATTCAATGGAAACTTCTTTTAATGACACTATTACAACAATGTGTTTGACTTTGGTTATGAAAAGTAACAACAAAGGCTTATATTAACATCAGTTTTCATAAATTATTTTAATATTTAAGACGATATAATTTTACTATTAACATAAGAATTTTATATTTACTTTAGGTTTTATATTTTAGGCCG